TAATCACTATCACGAGCCTCTTGACGAGCATCATGTAGATGGCGATGGTCATACAGAAGAGGAACATAGAGCTATATCTTTATGGAATTATAGATTACAACTATTAGTAACACAGGAGAAAACAAATGCCATCAGTAACTAGAATAGGTGATGCAGATATTCCACATTGCTCTGGAATGACTAGGGCTGTGGGTTCGGCTGACGTATTTGCAAATGGAATTGCAGTAAGCAGACAAAGTGATATTAACACAACACATAAACTACCACCAGCTCCATGTCCATCACACACCGCCCCTATTACTACAGGGTCTACCACAGTTTTTGTTAATAGTTTGGGATGTGGTAGAGTCGGCGATGCGGTTACAGCATGTACATCAGTCGCAGCTGGTAGCCCAAACGTATTTGCAGGAGGTTAATTATGAGTAAAGTAAGTAAAAAGTGGACTAAGGCAGTTCGTAGAGAGAGGAGCTCCTTGGAACGGACTCTTGCCCAGTTGGATGCTTGGGAAAGAGGGAAAAAGGTAGTTCTTAATATACCTAATTCTAATCCACATGAAAAAGGTAAACCGTTTCTTAGGGTTGACGCAAAAGAGGTTTGGCGCAAACAGGAACCTTATATTATGAAGACACAATCTTGATAAAATAGTATAAATAATACGAACAGGAGTCTATCGTAAATGGTTAATGCTTGGCGAAATACAGATGCATTTAATGATGATCAGGGAAAAACTGATACTCGTAGTTCTCAGGTTTATTCTGATCTCGATTTATTTTTTGGTAGGAATAATAAAACGAAAGATGTATCCAAACTTTCTAATGTTACCGCTGTCAAAAGGTCTGTTCGCAACCTAGTGTTAATGAATGAGTTTGAAAAACCCTTTCATCCAGAAATAAGCTCTGGTATAAGAGATACTTTATTTGAGTTATTGACTCCAGTTACAGCAATTATTCTTGCAAGACAAGTACAAGACGTTATTGAAAACTTTGAACCCCGAGCTCGTTTAATTGGAGTGAGGGCTTGGCCTGATTTAGATCGTAATGCTTATGATGTGTCTGTACAATTTTATGTGGTTAATGCACCAACAGAATTAATAGAATTAACATTACCTTTAGAGAGATTACGATAATGGCAAACAATAGAAGAGTAGATATAACAGAATTTGATTTTGATGACGTAAAGACAAACCTAAAAACTTTTCTCAAGGCTCAAACTGATTTTAAGGATTATGACTTTGAAGGTTCTGGTATGAATATCCTTTTGGATACTCTTGCATACAATACTCATTATCTTGGTTATAATATGAACATGTTAGCAAACGAGATGTTTATAGACAGTTCTTCTTTACGGTCTAGTATAGTCTCTCATGCTAAGACTTTAGGTTATGAGGTAGATTCTTGCAGAGCTCCTTATGCAGAAGTTAATATTACACTAAATGATTCTTCGATGTCTTCAGCAACTATGGAAGCTGGAACAAAATTTAATACTACATTAAATCAAGTAGACTATCAATTTGTCAATATTGCAGCTGTTACAGCATCTAGTACTGGTTTAGAAATTCCCTTTAAAAATATTAAAATTTATGAAGGTACATATGTCACTACCCGATACACTGTAGACTCAACCGATGTTAATCAAAGATTTCTTTTACCAGAAACGAGAGCAGACACATCAACTCTTACTGTTAAAATACAAAATTCTTCTACGGATACAACTCAAACCACATTTTCTAAAGCTACAGACATATCTGCACTAACAACTACAAGTGAAGTTTATTATTTACAAGAAGTAGAGGCTAGTAAGTATGAAGTTTATTTTGGGGATGGAGTTTTAAGTAAAGCAATATCCGATGGTAATATAGTTCTTCTTCAATATGTGGTAACAAATAAAGATGCAGCGAATGGTTCTTCAACCTTTACTTCTGCTGGAGCAATAGATACCGTCACGGATATTACGGTCACGACAGTTGAGGCGGCTGTTGGAGGTACAGAAGCTGAAGCTCTTAAATCTATAAAATTAAATGCTCCTTTAGATTATGCATCCCAAGGAAGATGTGTTACTTCCGAAGATTATAAGTTGTTTGCAAAAAAACTGTTTCCACAAACGCAAGCTGTTATGGTTTTTGGTGGTGAGGCTGGTTCCTATGATCCTACTCTTGGAGTGACTAGTACTGCCTCTTATGGTAGGGTATACATATCTATAAAATCTACTACAGGGAATAATCTTACTACGGCTCAAAAAGAACAACTGATAGCTGATCTCCAAAAATATAATGTAGCTTCTATTACTCCAGTTATTATTGATCCAGAAATTACTTATCTTATTTTGAATGTCAATTTTAAATATGATTCTAACAAAACAACCAAAGAGAAATCAGAATTAGTGACTGATATTAACAGTACACTTTCTGATTTTAACAATAATGAATTAAAATCTTTTGGAAGTTTGTTTAGACATTCTGTTGTTACTGGTCTTATAGATGACACACATACTTCAATTTTAAGCAACATAACAAATGTTACTTTAACTAAAAACTTTACTCCCACATTAAATGCTTCAACTGGTTATAATGTATATTTTAATAATCCCCTTTATAATCCACACGCTGAACATAATAAATCTGGAGGTGGTATTATAACATCTTCTGGTTTTAAGGTTAGTGGTGATGCAACTAATGAACAATTTTTTGACGACGATGGTGATGGTAATTTACGTAGATATTATATAGAGGGAATTACAAGAAATTATCAAGACAGTACAGCAGGGACAGTTACTTATAGTACAGGTGATATTAAAATAAATGCTATAAATGTAACTTCTTTATCTGATATAGATGGATCCTCTTCAACTGTTATTCGGTTGACAACTGTCCCATCATCTAAGGATATAGTACCTGTTCGTAATCAAATATTAGAATTAGATTTGGTGAATACTACAATACAGGGAGAAATAGATTCGATAGCAGTGGGTGATACTGGGGCCAGTTCTACATATACAACTTCTACTAGCTACACAACTACACAGAGTTATTAAACATGCCATTTGACGCATCACTTATTACAAAAATTTCTCCTTTGATAGAAGGACAGGTTCCCGATTTTGTTCAATCGGATCATCCTATTTTTGTCCAGTTCCTAAAACAATATTACCAGTTTTTAGAATCAGCAGAACTTATTGTCTCAGGTACAATTAACCATTTAGTTTTAGAAAAAACTGATACGCAATACATATTACCCGAAAGAGAGCTTGAGGGAACAAAACTTGTAACGGAAACTGGAACTGGTTCTACTGGTAAGTTTGTTGTAAATGAAACTATTACAGGTGGAACTTCCAATGCTACTGCTACTGTCCTTGTAGATGATTTAGAAAATCTTAGATTATTTATTTCAAGTCAACAGAAATTTGAAATAGGAGAAACTATTACTGGTGGAACTTCTGCTGCTACTGCTACAGTTACTTCCTATCGTGCAAACCCCGTTGCTTCCATTCAAAAATTATTAGACTACGCAAATCCTGATAACACTGTTGCCGCTATGATGGATGAAATGTTTAATCAGTTTATGACTGCAATTCCTAAGACTTTAGCATCTGGCACTTCCAAACGTGATCTCATAAAAAATATTAAAGACTTATATGCTGCCAAAGGAACCCAAGAAGGTCATAAGTTATTTTTGAGGATGATGTTTGCTGAGGAAGCTGAACTTAGTTATCCTAACAAATATATGTTTAGAATTTCTGATGGAAAATGGTTGAGAAAAACTCTTATAAGATGCGAAAGTCAGCCTGGTGCTAATGGTGCAGATATTATAGGAGAATATTTAACTGGCGTAACTTCTGGAACAACTTGTTTTGTAATTAATGCTATTACATTTCAACAAGGCGCTACTTCAATTACTGAATTTGAAATTTTAAAAGATTCTGTTGTAGGTACATTTATACAAGGGGAAACTCTTAAAGCTAGTTCTCTTACCGAAAAGGTAGAGATGAAATTTACCATTCAGAAAATTGTAGCAGACACTACTATTAATGATGGCGGTATATTATATTCAACTGGTGATGTGATTGATTTAGATTCTACGGTAGGTAATGATAGAGCTGTAATACAGGTTGATCAAACTGCTACTGGTGCTGTAGATGATGTTATAGTTGATGATGTTGGAAGTAAGTATAGAGTAAACGATCCTCTAGTTTTTACTACTACAGGATCAAGTATTATAGATGCTGTGGCCTTTGTTTCAGTCGTGGGGGGAAGTCCTTTATTAGAAGATTCAGATAATAGTGATGGTTATGATGATTATTTAAATTTAGAATTGGGTTCAAAATCTTCTTTTATAGACTTTTCTTTAACTCTAGAAGATGGTGATTATCTTTTATTAAATGGTACGGATAGTAGTTCTACAAATGCTGGTTATTATTTTCAAAGTGAGCCTGGTACAGCAATATTAATTACAGATACGTATGGAACAGAAAATGATCGTATTGTGTTTGAGGAAGGAACATCATCTACATTAGGTGAGGTTACGAGAATATATGTATCTGAAGGAGGTTCTGGATATTCTGAACTTCCTACAGTTACTATAACAAGTAAATTTGGAACAAGTGTTAAACTTATAGCAACTACAAAAGAGATAGGAAAAATTTTAAGTATAAAAATTACAGATTCGGGGTTTAATTATCAAACAGCTCCCGAAGCTACGATTGCAGCAAATTTTGTATTGAAAAATGTATCAGGTAATGAAAATTTTGCAAAAGATATAGCCTTAACTTCACATGAAGGAACTATTACTGCTTGGGATTCTGATAAACAAATTTTATCTGTAGATATTGAAGATGTTGTCAGAGTCCAAATGGAACAAGATAACTCAGCAGTATCTCAACAAATTGAACAGGAAACTAATACGGAGTTAGTTTTTAGTAGAATACTTGGAAATAATATTTTAGAAACTAATGATGTTGATTATTGGAAAGGATTTTCCAATCAAGATTTAGCATCACTGTTAACATCTTTTGTCACTGAAGATAGTGCTTATAATCTTGTTACTGATGCTGATGCTTCAGGCGTAGAACAAATTACATTAGAAAATACTGATTCAGATTTAGCAACAGCAGGAATTCAACTTGAAGATCGTGGAGCCGATAGTATGGATGATGCTGAACAAGATAGCGTCACTCAACATTTTCTTATGCAAGATTATGCAGAAACTCCACCCACTCTTATTTTAGAAGCTTCTGCCGTTGGGGATTCAATTTTGTTGGAAGGAAATGTTGGCGCCACTGCCACTGTTAATGGTGCAACCACTGCTTCAACTGCACTTGTTGTGGACGGAAATAGTGGAACAATTACAGTCGGGATGGGTATTGCTGGAACAGGAGTTAGTACCACTGCTCCAGCGGTTACAGTAATAACTGTGACAGATCAAAATAATCTTGTATTAAGTGAAGTGCAAACTTTAGCTGATGATGTTGATTTAGAGTTTATAGATTTGGGTACTAGTACTGATGAGTTGCTTTTAGACAGAACGGCTGCCGGCGGTGCTGATGCTGGTGATAAACTTCTACAACAATCAACGGATGAGGGAGGTAAAATTCTTTATGAATCTCATCTAGCTATTTCAAATCTGCAACAACGAAAAGATAAACTTCAACTAGACGGGGCTGGTATACAATTATTTAATGCCGGCGGATGGATGGAAGAAGATTCTTCCATTACTGCAATTTCATCTCAAATAGTTACTACTCCTGATGATACTGTTGATTTACTAGTTTTTGAACAACAGAGTGGAGTTGCTAATGAACAGATAAGATTAGAAGTTGGTATTCCAGATGGAGGATTGATTTTAGAAGAACAAAATAGTGTTTATATTCTTATGGAAGATGATGCTACTTCTGTTTCTGAATTTATTAGATTTGATGCTTTTAACGACTCTTGGATTCTCAGAGATGGTCTAAACGTGGTAAACAATTATTATGGAGGTGGTTTAAACTTGAGGTATTTTGTTGCCTTGGAAGGAAATCAACCTGTTATTACCAGTGTGCCTCATGACATAGAAAGATCAAGAGATAAAGGGGAAGGTATTCTTCTAGAAGATTATTGGACGGATGGTTCATTAACAACTAATGATTCTAGTCGGACTGTAAATTCTGAATACGTTATTCTTTTAGAAGGAATAGATGGAAATTCTGGTGGTACTGATGTCAATGGGTTTTATAATATCTATGAAGAAGAAACGGTTGATCATGCTAATGATTCTTCTGGTAGACTTATAAGTGAAGCTTCAGAACCTTTAATTAATGAAGCTATTTCTTCAGAACAAAATATGGGTTCTGGTAAGATTATGATGAATAATCATATTATAACTGGCGATGAAATACTGCTAGTTATGAATGGTACAGATGACTCAGGTACAAATAGTGGCGACAGTATTATTTTAGACGGTGTGTCTGCTACTGAACGTGCTGGTAATACATTGGTTCAAGAGAGTGGGTTACTTTCTGGTGTGGACGATAATCGAACTGGTGATGATTTATTAATGGAACCAGAAAGTATGGTAGCTGGAGATATAATATTAAATGGTACAGATAGCGATAGCACTAACGCTGGTGATAATATTATAGGACAAGGTAAAATTGATTGGTTGGGTGCAACTATAACAGCTGCGAATGGAGCAACAGGAAAAATTATTGCAGCTGATATTGCAGATATTAGTATAACAAATGATTTTATAACTACTGATGCTGGTTATTATCGAAATACAGATAGTCATATATCTGAGGATATTATAAGAATACAAGACTCCTATTATTATCAGGACTTTTCTTATGAAATTAAACTTGGTCAATCAGTATCAAATTATATGAACGAATTGAAAAAGGCAATACATCCAGCAGGATTTATGCCTTTTGGTAAAGTGATAATTGCAAGTTCTCTTGTTGCAACAATGCCCTTCGCTGGTGTTGGCCGGATTGATGCTGGGGAAACGACTTTCTCACCAATATTGGCTTCCGCATTGAAAACAATATTTGATTTAAGAATTAAAAAAAGAATTGGTATTCCCCATACTTACGAACAGGGTTCTTATTTCCAAGAATTACGTTTAGAGAATGGAACTATTCCTGATACCAAAATAGCAATAGACGGTACGAATTATGGAATAGCACTACAACAAGAAGATGGCGTTATTATTTTACAAAGTTTAGCTAATGATGGAGACAATATTCTTATAACAGCTTCTGATGATGGTTCTCAAGATGATGCTGGGGATAATATTATATTAGATGGCACTGATGCTGACGGCACAGATGATGGAGATGTTACAGGAACATATGGCCATTTAATTTTAGATGGAACTTCTATAACTACATCAGGTTCAACCACAACTGTAAATGACGATGGCTCTTATGTTCTATTGAGTGGTACTGCTTTAGGTGTTTATGAATTGATAGACGCTTCTGATAACAGTCTCGTATTAAACGGAACTGATGATTTTCCAACAGGTAAACGAGATAGGTTAATGCATGAAGATGGAGATCATGCTGGAAGTAATATTGTTACAAATAATCTTGTTAAGTTTACCACATTAGTAGAAACAGGTGGGCCTATACAAGCGGAATCAGCAGTATCTAATATTAGAGGCCCGTATATTTGTACTGAGAAAGGTGAGAGAATTGTTTCTGAAAATTTTGCAGAAACCTTAACCGATGGCCCGATTTTAGATTTACAAAATGCAATTGGTCTAGAAAATTCTAATGGAGATAATATTATCTTTGAAGACACTTCTGGCGTGTTAATGACAGAAGCTTCAGTTGGAACTACAGGTGACGGCCATGATGTTAATTTTGTAAGATTATTAAAAACAAAAATCCATGTGCCACCGCCAACACCGCTTAATCAAGTAGGTCTTAGTCACATGGTATTAGATACTTTTGGTGACAGTCTTGGTACTGATTCTATTCAATTAGAGGATGGAGCTAGAAAAAGAGGCCCAACTATTAACTCAGATAGACTCCTTTTAGATAGCATCGACATGGGCAAAAAAGGTGATCCAACTGATTATGCACACTCAGGAGAACCCATAGAGTTAGAAGTAGCTGCTGTTACTAACATGGGAGTAGGTATATCCTTTACGGATTTCTACAAATTTTCTAGATATGAAATTCTCTTAGATGGTACAGATAGTGA